TGTTCTTCGTATCAACCGACCAAGGTGGTAACTTCCGAGTTGGTGAATTCTTCTCTGTTGACCAGTTAACAGGTCGTGCAACATTGGATGCTTCCGCTTTCAACCTTTCTGGTTTGACAGAATTGAGACTGGGTGCTATCGGTGGTCAGATCGGTGAATCTATTAACGAATTCTCCTCTGACCCAACATTGGCAGGTAACTCCAACAACGCCGTTCCAACTGAATTCGCTGTTAAGGGATTCATCCAACGTGGAAACATGGGAACCAAGGCGATGACGCCTCCAGTTGGTACAACTGCTCAAAGACCTGGCGGTATTGATGATGAGTTCAACACAGGTTGTATGCGATTCAACACTACCATCGGTTCTCTTGAGTACTACGATGGTACTGCATGGGTTCTTCCAGGCAAGTTGACATTCAGTACAGTGTCCTCAAGTACTAACGCTCTCGCATCTAACGTTTACTTTGTAAACACAGGTGGCGGCGGAGTAACAATGACACTACCTGCATCTCCTAACCTAGGTGATGAAATCAGGTTCTATGACGTTGCTAAGACCTTCGATTCTAACGCATTGACAGTCAACCGTAACGGAAAACTAATCCAAGGAGATAGTGCAAACTTGACAGTTTCAACAGAGAGTGCTGCGTTCAGTCTCTGCTTCTCTGGAGATTCATACGGTTGGAGAATCTTCTCCATCTAATGTGTTTCGGGGAGGGTAACTCCTCCCTTCTTCGTAATGATTATTTTTCCCATTCATTTCAATAGGATTGTAAATGGCTCAGTATAGATCATATAGAAAAATTGTTGCAGATCAGTTAGCAGCTGGTTCGATCACTGCTGACAAATTGGCAGCAGGTGTTGGGCCTAGTTATTGTGTTAAACACATTTTTGGGCATCAATGTTACTGTACTCCAGGCTGTTGCTGTTACTGGCAAGTACCTGCAGGAGTAGAAAAGATAACATGGGAAGCTTGGGGTGCTGGAGGAAACGGAGCTGGTGCTTGTTCTTGTAACAGATGTCAGCATTTCCAAGGTGCTTCTGGTGGCGCTTATAACACTAAGACAATTTCTACAACAGGAGGTTGTCAATATACAGTCTGTGCTGGTGGTGTTTATAGGTGTTGTTCTAGAGAATGTAATGGTTGTAATGGATGTTCATCTTATGTTAACGGCTATAACCTAAGCAACTTCTGCGCTCACGGTGGTGCAAGAGGTTGTAGTAATGGTGACTGGTCAGTTGCATGTTCATCTCGTGCATGGTGTTGTGTATCGCCAGGTGCATGGGGTGGAGACTTTGCTATGACACCTCACCAAGATGGTTGGGGAGGTCACTGGAACTGTCACTGTACTGGTGACGTTAATCACCACTGTACAACGGGTGCTCCGTTCTTGGTATCAAGTACAGAGAACCAGTTAGACCAGTGTTGGATTCGTTGTGGATGCTGGACTGCTCCATATGCAACGGGTGGTCAAAGTGCCATGTCTACATATTGTGGTAATGGTCACTGTGGTCAGGGCGGTCAAGGCGGCTCTGGAATGGTTCGTATTACTTACATCTAAGGATTACTAATGGCAAATTATAGATCATACAAAAAGGTCAATGGAGACTCATTTGCGGACGGCATTTTAGATGCAAATAGTTTCAGTAGTTCTCCATCTAGTTCTTACGGTGTAAAATGGTTCTTCGGAATCATGTGTAGGTGTTCGCCTGGTTGTTGCTGTAACTGGACAATACCATCAAATGTAAGAAATATGTGGATCCAGGCTTGGGGTGCTGGAGGAAATGGAACAGGTTCTTGTTCTTGTAACAGATGTCAACACTGGCAGGCTGCCCAAGGTGGATACTATAATACAAAAATGATAGAAACCAACGCAGGTTGTAACTATACAGTCTGTGCTGCTGGTGTTTATCGCTGTCTTTCTAGAGAATGTTATGGTTGTCAAGGATGTTCATCCTATGTAAATGGACATAACCTTTCCAACTTCTGTGCTATTGGTGGATGTAGAGGTAACGCCAACCCAAGTTGGTCTACTGCTTGTGCATCTGTTAACCCATGTTGCAGAGCGCCTGGTAATAATGGAGGAGACTTTGGAATAGGTAACCATTCATCTGCTTGGTCTAACTCTCGACATGATACTTACAGAGGATGGTGTCATTGTTTCCACTATGCTCATTCTCCAACTTCTGCACCTTTGATCGGTACTGGATCTCACCAATCTATTAGAGAGTGTTGGATTCGTTGTGGTTGCTGGATCGTACCTTACGGTCATGGTGGTCAGAACGCACTAACTACATATTGTGGTAGTGGTCACTGTGGTCAGGGTGGAACTGGCGGCGGTGGACTAGTTAAAATTACATACTTCTAGGGGAAGCAATGGCATCTTATTCGTCCTACAAAAAAGTCGCAAATGATCGTATCATAGATGGTACGATTCCTAACTCTGCCTTGCAATCTGGTGCTTTTGGTAACTGGTGTGTAAAGTGGATTTATGGATCTCCTGGCTGGGGATCAAGTGGATGTTGCTGTTATTGGACAGTACCATCTGGAGTAAAAAGAATTACGTGGGAAGCCTGGGGAGCAGGTGGAAACGGACACGGAGAATGTAACTGTAATAGGTGCGGTAACTGGCACCCTGCAGGTGGTGGATATTACAATACAAAAACTATTGATAGTAATGCTGGATGTTCATATTCTATATGTGCTGGTGGTGTATATCGCTGTTGTTCTAGGGAATGTACAGGATGTCATGGATGTTCATCTTATGTAAATGGACATAACCTAAGTAATTTCTGTGCTTTGGGTGGTGCAAGAGGATGTTATACTAACTCTTGGTCATCTACATGTAACGCACAGTTCCATAGATGTTGTATGCAACCTGGCGCATGGGGTGGAGACTTTGGTATGGGTAACCATGCTTCTGGATCATACCGTGCTGGTGGTTTCAACTGTCACTGTTACTACAACCATAGTGCTATGCCAAGTGGTGCTCCATTCATCGGAAACCTAGGTGTTAGTTATGGTGTAAGACAATGTTGGATTCGTTGTGGATGTTGGACAGTACCATTTGCACACGGCGGACAGGGTGCAATTACCACATACTGCGGTAGTGGACACTGTGGACAAGGTGGTGTAGGTGGAGGAGGAATCGTTAAGATCACTTACGTCTAAAGTCCAAAAAAGAGTTCGAGATGGATCGGAGGGGTTGCAACACCCCTCTTTTTTTTATTTTTTTATAAATAGAAGGCGAAGGAGTAAACCTGAAACAAACCAATGGCAACTGCAATTATCGAAAAAGCATGGAAGTTGAAACTTCCGAACTCATTTCTTGTAGATCACAGTTTTAGTGATGGAAAGGAAAGAGACCAAACATACGATGGCCCCGATAAGATCTATTTACAAATCGGTGCTAACGGAAAAGAACTGTATGGCCCTTTAACAGAGGATGACATCGCAGATGGTCGTCCAAAACCAGCTGATGTAGTTCAGTGGTATGAAGTAGACTGTTCAAGAAGTGATCTTCATACACTTATCTGTCAACTAAGAGGCCCTGTCATCGACGAAAAAGAAGAAAGTCGTGACATTGCAAATGATATATACCATCCTGGCAGTCCTGATTTAACAGCTGATGGTTATACTAGATTCGTAATGTCGGATATTCTATATCCAGATGATGTATACGATTTTGAAAGTATAACTGTTGCTAACCCTGGCAGTGCAGGGCCTGATGACATCTCCATTAAAGCATTTACTCCCAAGGAGAAATTGAATGGTGTTGATCTAGACAAGACATGGGATCATGTTAGAAGTCATAGAAATCAGGTACTAGAAAATAGTGATGGACAGATTGCTGAAGATATGCCTGATGACATGAAATCTGCATGGAAAACATATCGTCAACAGTTGAGAGATCTTCCTGCTAAGATGCAGGCTGCAAATGTTCATCCAAACATGGCAGATATGATGTTCCCCGTGGAACCAGGCTTTACTGATCCTCCTAGGGATCCAGATGAAAGTGCATCTGATGCTGAGAAGTGGGCACCACCTAACTAGTTAACAACCACATATATAAAAGAGACCTACGGGTCTCTTTTTTAATGCTTTGAATTATTATGTTTGAAACTAATCCTATTTCAGATATCCATATACAAAAGTGTTACGATCATTATAAGTACAATGATCACGGATATGTCTGGAGAAAAGTCTTTATTGTAGATAATTTTTATAAGAACCCTGATAAAGTTGCAGAACTAGCTTTATCATATACACCAAGTTATGATAAAAAAGTTTGTTCTGGTTTAATTGGTGGTAGAGTCTGGGAAGATAATCCAGAAATGATTAAGAATTTAAAACCAGTATTTGAAGAGTTATGCCAACATAAAGAGTGGTATAACTTAGAATGGGATCAAGAAGATTTTGATTCTAAATGGAATAAGATGAAGTTTATGGTTAATGTTACTAGTGGTGAGGATATTGCTAAAGCATTTGAAGGTAAACGTTGGTGTCATACTCATCATAAAGACAATGAAGAATATAAATGGGCTGCATTAGTATACCTAAGTGATGGGTCTGGAGGTACAAATTTTTATCAATTTAAGGAAGATGATGCATATCCACTAAACCATGATATGAGAAAAGATATTGTTTTTACAAGTGAAATGAAGTATAATAGAATGGTATTATATGAAGCACGACAAACTCATGGAGCTATTTTAAATAGAGACATGTTTGAAGAAAATCCCCGTCTGGCACAGGTATTTTTTATGTGACTATATAGTATAGGAATTATGAAACATCATTATCCTTTTTTACGTTGAGGTGACAACAAATGAGATCGAAGGCCTTTTTCATTAATGGCGGAGCTGGTAGGGTTATCAGTTCTATACCTGCATTTGAAAAGTATGCAGAGAACAATGACGATTTTATCATTGTATGTGAGGGTGGTACAGACTTCTTCAAAGGTCACCCAATACTAGATGGTAAAGTTTACGATCATTGGCATAAGAATTTATTTCAAGAACACATCAAACAGAGAGATTGTGTAAGTCCAGAACCTTATAGGGTATGGCATTATTACAATCAGAAGTGTACTCTTGCACAAGCCTATGACATGGAGATTAATGGTTTAGAGGAACCAAGAGAGTTGCCCAAACCATCAATTACCCTTAATAAGATGGAAGTTATTCAGGGGTTTAATGTTGTAGAAGAAGTTAAGTCAGTAACTAAAAAAGATAAGGTCGTTGTAATTCAACCATTTGGTAGATCTGTTGAGCAGGTCGGAGAATTTATTGCAGATTCTACATCTAGAAGTTTTAGTCTCAATAATATTGTAGAGATTATTAATGATCTTAAAAAGGATTATGCAGTTATTGTAATGAGCGAAATTCATTTTCCTGTAGAGGAGAATGAAGATAAAACAAAACATCCTATTGCTAGACCTCAAATAAGTGATATGAGAGTCTGGACTGGTGTTATTGATGTTGCTGATCACTTCTTAGGATGTGACAGTATGGGTCAACATATTGCAAGAGCATTAGATAAAACTGCTACTGTAGTAGTTGGTTCTACATATCCAGAGAATATTAGTTATCCTGGCCATAAGGATTTTGATATTATAGATGTTGGTAATGGTCGCAGAGAATATGCACCGATTAGGATTACTATGGATGAAAGAGTTGATCGTTTTAATGACGAATCAATGGAATTGAGTAAGGAACAGGTTAAAGAAGTAATTGCATCTTGTAGAAAGAGATTGGGTAAACCAAAGGCATATACTGGAACTTATGTTCCACCACAACAGACTCAATCTAGTTGTTGTGATAAGCCTCAACAACCACAACAACTTCAACCAGGCCCAGTAAGACCACAACAGAAAGATGCATATCTTCTTTCAGGTGGACAACAAACTCAACCTATGATACCTATGGGGCAAAACAATCAACCAATGTCAGGTGCTCCAAAACCCAATTTCACTTTAAATAGACCAAAACCACCAAGCAAAGGTTTCAAACAAGAAATTAAAAACTTATTGAAATCAGATAAGAAGTCAAGTATAACTATAGAAAAGAAAGACTCTTGAGGTTAGATAATGACACAATGGATTGCAGCATTTGCTAGAGGTCATAACTCTGGTGTATCACTTTTAAAAGATGGTGAAGTAGTTCTTTCTATTGAGGAAGAAAGACTTTCAAGAAAGAAATACGATGGAGGCCCTTTGGCCTCTATGGTAAAGATTCTTGATTACACTGATAGATTAGACTATCTTGTAATTGCACATACACAACCACTTAATCAAGCTGGTACTATCGACTTCACTGGAGAAGATATGTACACAGGAATGGCTAGAAAGTTGGGACTGATTGATAGGACTGCTGATCTATATGATCATCCTCAAGTCATTGATATGAGTCATATTCATCATAAACTTCATGCTTCTTGTGCTTTCTTTAGATCTGGTTTTGAAAGTGCTGTCGCTGTTATAGTAGATGGTGCAGGGACATTCATTCCTATGCAGATTGAAAATGAAGATCAGATGACTTGGGAATTGGAGACATTATATACATGTAAATATCCTGCTGATTTCAAAACCATATACAAACACCAAGGAGGTAGAGGGCCTTGGGGATCTGCTCAAATTCCAGATTTCCCATCAGAAAGAGAAAGAGAAGAAGGTACACATGAACTTGTAATAGATGATTCTGCAGGGATAGTTAAATCATATGAAGCGGTAACACAATATTGTGGATGGGCCCCTATTGAAGCAGGTAAAACTATGGGACTATTCCCATATGGTAAACCCAATGATAATATTCCAGAAGTCTATACAGATTATAATGGAATGTCTCCTTGGAAAACTGCCAATAGGGATCTTATAGTACCAACATATCCTAATGGTGCTGTTGTTAATCAAGGAAGATTCACTGAATTAATGACTCCATCGGATCATAAAAAAGATGGAGATCTGACTAAATTGCAAAGTCGTAGAGATATGGCATATGCAATTCAAACAGAATCTCAACAGATGGTTTTGGATTTAATACGTAAGGCAGTTAATATGAGTGGAGAGAAGAATGTTGTTCTCTCTGGTGGATATGGATTAAATTGTGTTGCTAACTATTGGTATCTTGATCAACTTAAAGATGAAGGTATTGATGTTTATGTTGAACCAGTCAGTAATGATGCTGGTACTGCTTTAGGTGCTGCTCTTTTACAACATCAACTTGTAACTAAGGACATGACAGTGAAACCAAAGTTACATGATTTATATACTGGCCCTTCATACGAGTATGATACTGAGTATATTACGGCCATTGCCGAACATTATGGTGCATCAAGGATCTTTGAAGCTAACCATAAGGATGCAGTAGATCTTATTACCGATAAGAATATTGTTGCACTATTTCAAGGAAGATCAGAAGCAGGCCCTCGTGCATTAGGTAACAGATCTATTCTTTATGATGCTCGTGATCCAGATGGTAAGGATCATGTAAATGTTGTCAAACGTCGTGAATATTTCAGACCATTTGCAGGTTCTATTCTAAAAGAACATGTACATGATTGGTTTGATCTTCGTGGAATGGATGAAACTCCATTCATGATGTATGCGGTTAATTGTCAACCAGGCATTGAAGAACGAATTCCAGCAATCATTCACGTTGATGGTACATGTAGGATTCAAACTGTTACTCCAGATGTCAATAAAAATTATTATGAGATCATTCAAGAGTACTATAATCAAACAGATTGTCCTATTATATTCAATACATCCTTCAACCTTGGTGGAGAACCCCTTGTAGAGACCCTAGACGACGCTCTAAGGACGTTGGCGAACAGTTTGATAGAATACCTCTATCTGCCTGAATATGGTCTTATGATTGAAGTAAAGAACTAATGGGTGCCATTATAGAATACGATTATCCTCATAAAGAAGATAATCTAAAACTTCTTGAGATTGTTAAAAATGCATCTGGTGAAAATGTTCCCGAAGATAATAGAGAAAGAGGAGAGAACTGCCATATTACAGAAGATTGGGATGTAGAATCATCTATGGAACCAGAAATTAGTAGATTTGTAAATTGGATAGAAGAAGTTACGGAGAATGAGTTATGGAATCTTTGGGGTGTTTTTTATTATGATAAGGGAGGAATACAATGGCACAGTCATCAAGCAGAATCGGGTATCAAATATTCATTTGCTTATTATGTGAATGTGCCAGATAACAGTTCTTCAATATATTTCGCCAAAGATCCAAGTAAAGAAGAAACATGTATGGAGTATCCAGTAACACAAGGTCATTGTTTGGTATGGGAACATGATGTTCCACATTGCGTACCTCCTAGTGAACATAATGGTAGATGTGTATTATCAGGTAATTTAAAATGATTGAACTCTTTATTATATTTGGTGGTGGTTATGCTCTTTACACAGTAGGAATGGCGATTGCTGCTCATCTCGATTACCGAGAGGTTAATAAAAAATGAGAATTATTATAGTTGGTGGTGGTACTGCAGGATGGTTAACTGCTGCAGCATGTAGACATGAATTAAGACATGCTGATGTAACTGTAATTGATAAAGAGATATCAGATCCAGTTGCTGTTGGTGAAGCAACTCTTCTTGGATTTGAAAAATTCTTAAAAGATAAGTGTGGTTTTAATCCCAGAGAATATATCACAGAACTAGATGTAGGATTAAAGGGTGGTATTTTATTCCCAGATTGGGGATTTAAAGGTAGTAAGGTATGGCACCCATTTTATTTCTTCAATTATCCCTTTTTCTCTCCAAATAATCTTGAGATACCTATGGTTGATGCATGGTCGCATTGCCAAGATCTTGACTTTAGAAAATTGACAGTTCTATGGCAGACATCTATGGGGAATTATGTTGATAGAACTCAATTAGAAAATGCTTATGCTTTACATGTTGATTGCCTCAAATTAACTAAGTTTATTCGTAAAAAAATATTAAATGATATTACGTTTATTAACTCCGAAGTAAAAGATATAAAAAGAGACCTAGATGGTAATATAACCAGTTTGATGTTATCAAATGGTGGTAAAATACAAGGAGATTTGTTTATAGATTGTACGGGATTTAAGGGCCTTCTTAGGGATGATAAGGATAGAGTAGATCTTAGTGATAGATTATATGTTGATACTGCCCTTGCTGGTCACATTGCTTATAGAAACAGACCAAAAGAGTTTAAACCTTATGTAACTTGTCCAGCAGTTGATAGTGGTTGGATATGGGATATACCATTACAATCCAGAATTGGATCTGGACTTGTATTCAATAGGAATATAACCCCTCCAGAACAAGCTGCTGAGGAGTTCTGTAAGTATTGGAATAATAGAGTAGTTCCTGATGATTTGAAATTGATAGATTGGACTCCATATTATGAGAATACTCAATGGAAAGGTAATGTAATTTCAATAGGATTGAGTGCTGGTTTTATAGAACCATTAGAGAGTACTGGTGTGGCATTAACAATGGAAGGTATTGCAACTTTTTGTAGGTTGTTAAAGCCTGGTGTTTATGATAATCATGATGCTGATTATTTTAATAGTCGCATGAAGTTACTCTTTAATATATGCATAGATTTTGTGAATATGCATTATTCAAAATCAGATATCGAAAGTCCTTTCTGGGAATATGTTAGAGAGAATTATAAGATGTCAAATACTCAAAAGATATATCATGATAATATGAATTCGCCTCACATGTCTTTAATGGATGGTAAGGATTTTATTTTTGGTGGTTCAAATTGGGTAAACTGGATGATCCAAATGGGTTATGATATAACGCCTAAAGATTATATGGATTTTGTTGACAAGGATATATTGAAAAAAGCTTTAGAAAATCTTATTGATATTGAAGATAAGAAGGTTTCTTTTGCTGAACATATTAATGTTCATTTAGTTCCCAATAATCAATTCTGTGATCATTTTTTAACATGAATAGGGTAAAGAAGTTAGTTATAGTTGGTGGTGGAACAGCAGGATGGATTGCTGCTACTTGGTTCTCTAAAAGATGGGGACAATTATTAGATGTAACTATAATTGATAAGTCACAACCAGAAAGAGTAGGAGTTGGAGAGGCAACCCTTCTCAGTTTCTCAGATGTGATGCAGAATATGGGTTATAAAGTAACTGATTGGATTAATTCTATAGATGCAACTTATAAGGCAGGTATATTATTTCCTGGCTGGGGTAAGGAAGATAATACAGTATGGCATCCATTTGGTTTTACGAGTGTGGGAGATGAAAAGATTCCAATGTATGATATATGGAGTAACTATCAAGATCAATATGATATAAAAGATATATCTCCATTATTTCTTTCTTCTCAAAAAGGTAATATTGAATTAGATTATGTTAAAGATACTTATGCTTATCAGATTGATTGCGGTAAATTAGTTAGATTTCTTCAATCTAATCATCGTTGTGAATACATTCAATCTGATGTCAAGAAAGTAGTAAAGAATGGTGATGATATTGAAAAGTTGGTATTAGAAGATGGATCAGAAATTATAGGAGATCTTTATATAGATTGTACTGGATGGAAACAGTTATTAATTGGTGGAGATGATAATATTGACTTCAGTGATAGATTGTTTATTAATGCTGCTTTGGCTGGTAGAGTAAAATATGAAAATGATAAAGAACAACATCCATATACTGCTTGTCCAGCACAAGAACATGGTTGGATATGGAAAATTCCTACAAGATCAAGGATAGGGACAGGATATTGTTTTAATAAGTCTATTACAGATCCAGATGCTGTAGCAGATGCATTTGTTAAACATTGGGATAATAGGATAAGTAAAGATGAATTGAGATTATTAGATTGGAAACCACAAAGAGTTAGAAAGTTTTGGAAAGGTAATGTAGTTACTATAGGATTAAGTGCTGGTTTTATAGAACCATTGGAAAGTACGGGACTTGCCTTGATGATACGGGGATGTGAGTATTTGGAAGAGTGTATGTACGCTTGTGTATATAATCCCCACTATGAACCTGATGTTTATAATGTTAGAATGAAAGTTGCCTTTGAGAGTGCAGTCGATTATATTACTATGCATTATACATACTCTCAAAGGAAAGGTAAGTTCTGGGATTATGTCAGGCAAAATGTTAAGAAGCCTGGTATGCAGGAGTTTATGGAAGGTCAAATCAATGACCCATTTGAAGTAACTTTCCAGAATGATAGAACTAGTTCTTTCTTTGGTGGGAGTAATTGGCATGTTTGGTTATTGCAAATCATGCCTGAGGTTGTTCCCAAAAAATATTGGCATTCATTGTCACCTGATATAGTGCCAAGATTTAAAAAATACATTAATACACTACATAATAATGTTAATGAAGCAACCCCACAGAAAATATTCTTGAAAGAATGGTATGGACAAAAAAATTATATGGTGTAATGGCACCTTTGATATTCTGCATCCAGGCCACATAGAACTGTTTAAGGTTGGTAAGTCATTAGGTGACATACTTGTAGTAGCTACAGATACAGATGAAAAAATTCGTAAAGATAAAGGTGAGAATAAGCCGATCAATAATCTCTGTGATCGAATTTGCATGTTACAATCGATCAAATACATAGATGAGGTACTGTATTTTAATGACAGAAAAGAATTAGAGGGATTGATACAATTGTATAATCCTGATATACTGTTGTTAGGAAGTGATTGGCAAGGAGGAGATGTGGTGGGAATTGAACACGCTAAAGGTGTTAGGTTCTTACCTAGATTAAAGTATTCAACCACCGATATAATTAAGAAAATTCGTGGAACAGTTTAACGTATTGGTTATAGGAGATAAATGCACAGACAAATACATATATGGTCAGTGTAAACGTCTTAGTCCAGAACAACCCATACCAGTTTTAGATAAAACTCATACAGAGGAAAAGCCTGGAATGGCTGCAAACACTGAGGTGAATTTGCAGGCATTTGGAGTGAATACTCTTTTGTGTTCCCAAAGGGAAGAAATAGTCAAGACTAGGTTTGTAGATTCTAATAGTGGATATCAATTACTTCGTTTAGATGAAACTCCAAAGGTAGGTAGAATATCAAATCCAGAATTGAAAATGGCTTTGATGCATATGAATCCTCATGCCATTGTTATTTCAGATTATGATAAGGGTTATTTGAATGATGAAGATCTTTGGTTATTGTGCCACAATTTCAATAGACCAATCTTTGTAGATACAAAGAAACGTAGACTTTTTCAAAAAGATAATGTATACTGGAAAATAAACGAAAAAGAATTTGATGCACTGGACAAAGATCATTTACCTAATGACACTCATCTCATTGTCACTTTGGGATCTCGTGGAGTAAGGTGGGCTGGTACTACCTTTTTACCACAGGAAGTCAAGGTATTTGATGTTTGTGGTGCTGGTGATACATTCTTAGCTGCTTTGGTTTACCAGTTCTTAAAAACTAAAGATATGCGGAAGTCTATAGACTTTGCTAATAGATCTGCTGCAATATCTGTAACACATCCTGGCGTTTATCATTTGACTCAGGATGATATTGAATCACTATATGGAGGAAGAAATGAAAAGGTCGGATCTGATGCACTACAGATTGCAGGCATGGATGCGAGAGCACAGTTGCAAGGACATTGAGTATCTTGGTGTTAGAAAGGATACTCTAGGTGAAGACAAGCATTTCTATAGAATAGGAGAACATGAAGTTCCTCATGATGCTATAGAAGAATTAGAAATGGAAGAGGTGGATGAGTGAAGGTCATGCTGTTTGTAATTACTGTGGTGGCAAAGGCTGCAAGAAATGTCATGCTGGATGGGAATGTACTATGAAAAGACTTGGTAAATGCAACAAATGTGAAATGGGATGGAAATTAGGAAAGGAGGCTTCATGAGGTATTGTTTTGACATAGATGGTACGATTTGTACTCCAACTAAGGGAAGGGATTACGAGAGTGCTAAACCATTTGAGAGTAGAATTAAGACCATAAATAAATTGTACGATGAAGGAAACTATATTATTTTCCTCACAGCTCGTGCTATGGGTAGATTCTCAGATGAGAGACACAAAATAGCACAAGTCAAGGCAGAAGAAGTTTTATTTGATTTAACTCAACAACAACTTAAAGAATGGGGTGTTAAATACCATGAACTAATCATGGGAAAACCTCATGCAGATATGTTTATTGATGATAAGGCTTGGCCAGATACCACGTTCTTTAATGATGTGAAATGAGAACTCACCCAAAATCATATGGGGCTAGTAGGAGGCCTCGCAATGCTCGTGCGGCGGAACCTGTTAAGTATGTTCCTAAAGGATGGGGCTATGAAAAGTGGATAGCTAACTGTGAGAAATATTGTGGTAAACTTTTGTTCATTGTTAAAGGTAAACAGTGTTCATGGCATTACCATAAACTAAAAGACGAAGTATTTTTTGTTCAAAGTGGAAAGATCAAACTCTTCCACGGGTGGGATGATGATATAGAACATGCACATATAACCATACTGGAAAGAGGAGATAAATTTCATGTGCCTATTGGTCTGAAACATAGAATGTATGCACTAGAAGATACTGAACTATTTGAGTTCAGTACAGAACATTCTGATTCAGATTCACATCGTATTCTACCTGGCGATCTGATAGATTAAACCCAAAGAAGTTCTTAATGTATCAGTATGAACATTAGGAGAAGCACCATAGTGTTCCCAGTGAGATGGAATCACTACTGCTTTATTGGGTTTATAAAGTACGGAATGTTGATTGCCTTTATAGTCTTTACAAACAAACTCTCCACCCCATTGGAGATCCCATTGTGGAGTGGTGAATAATATACAACTGTAATATCCAATATCATCACGATCTCTATGGAGTTCAGAACCTTGGCCAAAGGTTTGTCCATTAGTATGCATACTTCTTAAGTGTATATCTTTACCAATATATTTTTTGATTACTAATTTAATATAAGTTGCAACTTCAAAACAGATTAATTCTATTGGCCCCTTTAGTTCCCAACTAAGTTTAGCACTATCTGAGTCATAAGATTTATTAGTTAATTTCCAATCACCCTCCATAAAATAAGTAGAGATGGATTGGAATTTATCTTCTGGTAGAATATCGTTATACGTTACAGGGAATTCCTTCATTAATATAAGTTTCTACAGATTTATAATCATATTCATACCAAGAGTTGTCAGCACAAGTATACTCTTGATACTTATCTTTTAGATGAGGTGGGAATGGAATCGTTTCGATTTCAGCCCCTTCTTTTTTGGCAATTAGTTCTGCGACTACTTCAAATGATACAGGATTGCCTGTTCCAATATCATAGATTCCACTTCCTGCTGTGTTATTCATTACTACATCTACTACATCATCAACCCATACAAAGTCTCTGAAGGCATATTCTGAATCTTCAAATACCTTTATTACTCTATCTTCTTTTGCTTGTTTAGTAAACTTACTTATTGGACTTGCTTGATCTCCTTTATGATCTTCACCTTCTCCATATACATTAAAGTATCTGAATCCTTGAACCATTTCAAATTCATCCATATGATCCTGAACCCAGTAATCTACAGTTGCTTTAGACAGTGCGTAATAGTTTAGTGGGTTGATGGTTTGTTTCATGTAACCAAACTCTGCATGTATTCTTCCATATAGAGATGCAGATGAGGCATACTTAACGGGAATACTATATTCTATTGCTTTCTTGAATAGTTCAATGGAGAACTTAATATTATATTGATATATCTTTTCTATATCTGTTTCTGTAGTACTTGATATTGCTCCTTGATGAATGATTAGTTCTACCTTATCCCAGTCTTCATATTCTTCTAAGAACTTGAAAGCTCCCTCTGCTTCTACTCTGTATACATTTTCTGGATCAAGTTTCTTTAGAAATGCTTGACCAATAAAACCATTATAACCTGTTAGAATAATCATTGTTGTGCAAAATGTAGTGGTAAAAAGAATACTTGAGCCAATCTATACAGATCGTCTTTGTATATAAGGTCTTTATCATATACTCCATGTAATATATTATCTGGGTACATTATCATTCTATTATATTTCATTTTTGCCAAATGTATTAGTTCCCAAGGGCCTATACTATCAGCAACATATTCTTCATCCCATATTCCATCCTGATTTGTATTGATTTGCATCCCTTTATATGTATAGAAGCCAGTGCCACCACTAATTTCTTTACCTTTATTTAAATATATCAATCCTGCCCATCCTCTACCAGTACTCTCTGGTGGAAAATCTACATGAGGAATTCTATCTCTGTCTTTAGATTGAGTTACATTGACAGAAAATGGAACATTTAGACATGCTCTATGGAATTCATTTACTTCTCCCATCTTTAATCCATATACATTGTCTGCAATCTGTTTCCAGACATCATGCATATGATCCAAATTCATATTCATATCTACTCTAGTTCCAGCAGTTCCTCCACATATTCTTGGGTTATTTGTACTTGGACATCTTAGTGCCAAGTTTCTAACCTTATCTGGATTTTGATAGAAGTTATCGACATAAACTATTGGTGTTTCTTCCCATCCCATGAGTTCGATTTTTGCTCCCAATTCGTCATTGATAGCGAAAGTTTCTTCTTCATCAATAAAATACTTTTTCATATAACCTAAATACTTTGGAGAAAGTTATGTATGAGGGGAATGGCAAAACCCAACAGTAAAGAGGGGTTGAAAGAGTACGCTCTCAGAAAACTCGGAAAACCAGTACTGGAAATCAATGTTGATGATGATCAGATTGATGATCTTATCGATGATGCCGTTCAGTATTTTCATGAAAGACATGGAGAGGGTATTGATAGAGTGTTCTTAAAGCATAAACTGACCGAGGCAGAAAAGAATGCCATGGTTGGAGTTGCTTCAACAACAACCGCTACTAGTACTTTTGGTGGGATTTCTTCTGCAGAATATACAGAACAAGCCAACTATCTTCCATTACCAGACACTATTATAGGAGTCAATAAGGTATTTAAAATGGACTCATCCACCATATCGGCGGGTATGTTCAATATTAAATATCAAATCTTCCTTAATGATTTATACTACTACGGGGCAATTGATTTACTCAATTACGGTATGGTAAAATCATATCTAGAAACTCTAGATTATATGCTTAATCCAGATGTTCAAGTAAGATTTAATAAGAAGAATAGCCGATTATACATGGATCTCAATATCAATGAACTTACAAATGATCATTTTCTAATATTAGATTGTTTCAGAGTTGTAGATCCCGAAAGTGATACCGCAGTATATAATGACTTCTGGCTTAAGCAGTATACCACTTCACTTATTAAACGTCAATGGGGACAAAACCTCATTAAATTCACAGGTGTTAAACTTCCTGGCGGATTAGAATTAAATGGCAGACAGATATATGATGATGCTGTTATGGAAATAGAAAAACATGAGAAGACTCTCATGGAAGAATATGCGATGCCACCTCTAGATATGGTCGGATAAATGCCTTTATCACCTTTCTTTTTACATGGATCGCCAAGTGAACAGAGATTAGTTCAAGACTTGGTGAACGAACATCTACAGTTGTTCGGACAGGATGTGTTGTATCTACCTAGAAAAATTGTTAATGAGAATACAGTTATCAGAGAGATTACTGCATCTAAATTTGATGATAGTTTTAGGTTAGAAGCATATCTAGTCAACACAGATGGATTTGGAACACCTTCGGATGTACTAACAAAGTTCGGTGTTCAATCACAAGATGAAGTAACTTTGGTTGTTTCTAAAGAAAGGTATGATGACTTCATTGCTCCATTCATAAAGTTATTTCCAGAAGGTGAAAGAAAGAATGCTAATACTCCTAATGAAGGAGATCTAATCTATCTACCTTTAGATAACGCAATCTTCGAGATTAAGTATATTGAAAGAAAGGTTCCTTTCTATCAGGTAAATGACCTATTCATGTATGAGTTTAGATGTGAGATCTTCCAGCCTGAAGATGAAGTTATTGATCTTCCAGATGGATTAACAGATAAGGATGGTGTGGATATTGATGAGAGTATGGTAACTAAGGGTCAAGTCATTACCATACAAATGGAAACAGAGGAGACTGATAACGCTTTGGCTACTGTATCTTTAGCATCTACTATTACTGGAGTTAAGTCGGTTCAGTATATCAAATTGTTTGATGATGGTAATTATCTAGGAACTCCTACTGTTACTGTACATAAACCTGGCCAAGGAAATGCTGCCACGGGTTCTGTTACTATTGCAGAAGGAGCTATAGATTCTGTATCCATAACAAGTAGTGGTTCTAATTACCTTAAGGTTCCTACTGTAAGTTTTACACCACCTAATAAAACTACTTCTAGCCAAATCAAGTTTGGAAACAATTCATTAGCACATACTGCCACAACTGATGTAATAGGTGCTAACTTCCATTTTACCTCTAATGTAGACTCTAGAGATAGTGGAAATGGTAGACTTTCATTAAGTTTCTGGTATTATCCTACTAAATTCGATGTAGCAGTAAATGGTGCCACAGTAATGTGGACAGATAGATTTAAGATATATCAAAGGGAGACAGGTAATATAGTATTTGCTTCTGGTTCTGGATCAATAGAAAATACTACTCAACTCAATCTAAATCAGTGGAATTTCATTAGAGTTGAACAGTATAATACTGACGCAACAATATCGGTGAATGGAACTGCAAGTAATACTCTTAATACAGCAAACCCAATCATGTTCTTTGCTGGTGATGTGTTGAAGTTAGGTGCAGATACAGCAGGTGCTGGATTTATTCCTACTCAGAAAGAATCTTTTGAGGGATACTTAGATCATCTAACTCTCAACTTGACTGGTGATAATGCTACGAGTGCTACTAGTGCAACTCAGGTTCCAACATCAGAAACACAACAAGAAACTGATGCTTCCACATCAACTTCAGCACAATTTGTTAATAAGTTAGATAATGAGTATCCAGTTGTTAATGCAACAATTGATTCTAATAGAGTAGTCAGTTCTTTAACTATTGTATCTGAAGGATGGGGATATACTTCTGTTCCTATTATGACCATTGAGTCTCCTGCAACTGGAACACAGGCAACTGCTGTTGCTATTATGACAAGTAGGAGTGGTATTCAGAATCAGGCAGTTGATAGAATTCTATTAACAAATCCAGGCACAGGATATACTACACCTCCACAAGTTGTATTTACTGGTGGTAATCCAGTTAATAATGGTGTTGCAATTGCTACTGCTATAATTTCTGAGGCTGTACTTGGCCCAGTTGCAATTACTACAGGAGGTCAAGGATACAACTTTACTCCTACAGTTGGTATTACTTCTGTATGGCATCAACAATCTAATGAGACTGCAGAATTACTATGGAATGCCAAGGCAGAGGCAGTTGTAAGTAGTGCTAATAGTGTTACTGAAATTAGATACAGTAATGCTGGTGCTGGTTATACAAGTATTAATCCCGTCGTTTCAATATCTTCTGTTACATCCAATTCCTTCGGTGAATATGAGGTGGATGAGGTAATTAAAGGTCTTAATACTGGTACTGAGGCCTATGTTGCTTCATGGGATAGTACTAAGAATATTCTTAAAGTTTCAATTCCATCTGGAGATTTTGCGATTGGTGAAGTAGTTGTTGGTGCAGGTGCAAGTTATAGAATTCAATCAATTCAATCTGAAGTAGATGGTGATAGGGAGTTTGCTCAGAATGAAACATTTGAGTTTGAAGCAGACCAGATACTAGACTTCTCAGAAAGGAACCCCTTTGGGGAATTCTAAATAGTTTTATAAATTGGAAATATTATGTTAACGAACCATTTCTACCATGAGATAATGCGGAAGACAATTGTGTCTTTCGGAACTTTATTTAATAATATAGAAGTACAGCATAAAGATAAAACTGGAAAGGTTGTTAGTGTTGTAAAGGTTCCAATTTCTTATGGCCCTCAACAGAAATTCTTAGCAAGAGTAACTCAAGGTAGGGATTATTCTCAGGATGTAGGAACTACTCTTACATTGCCTAGGATGTCTTTTGAAGTTATGGGTATGAATTACGATTCTACTCGTAAGGTTTCAACCATGCAAACCTTTAAGGCAGTCAATAAGAATACTAATAAAATGATTAAAGGGTACATGCCTGTACCATATAACATTAATATGCAACTTAGTATCCTTTCTAAACTCAATGAGGATTCGATACAGATTTTAGAACAGATACTACCATATTTCCAACCTGCATTTAATCTTACTATTGACTTAGTAGATGTTATTGGTGAGAAGAGAGATATGCCAATAACTCTGGAAGGAATCCAGATGGAAGATAACTATGAAGATGATTTCCTTACTAGAAGGGCATTAATATATACGTTGAACTTTACCTGCAAGACCTATCTATTTGGGCCTATTGCTAATAATAGTGACGGATTGATTAAGAAAGTACAGGCAGATTATGCTACTGATACTACAAACATCAAGACTGCACCTAGACAGATTAGATATCAGGCAGTTCCTGCTGCAATTAAGGATTATGATAATGATGATACTGCAAGAACGAATGAAACATTTGATGTACAGAAGACGGAATTTGATGTTAATAGTGCTACCCCATTTAGAAAAGGAGATTATATACAGATAGATGAAGAGAAGATGTTGATTAGTTCAATAACTGGTAACAGATTGAAAGTTAAGAGAGCGGTACTTGGAAGTGGTATCAAACCACATGATATAAATGTTCCAATTAATCTAATTAATGTTCAGGATGATGCAATGGTTACACCTCAAGTCATTGAAGGTGATGACTTTGGATTCGGTGAAACTAAGACCGAGTATTCTGATGGATCTATCTACAGTGTTGCTCAAGGAATGGACTCTGACTTATGAAGAATGAATTTGATGCTATAGATGATGCCTTGGAGGTTTCTGCTACTGAGATCGTTAAAGAACCAGTAAATAAACCAACAAGAACTACTATAAAAAAACCTAAAGGTGACTCACCAGAGATCCAAAAGGACTATGAGTATAGTAGAGCCCAGTTATATTCTCTGATAGAGAAGGGACAAGAAGCAGTTGATGGTATCCTTGAAGTTGCACAGGAATCTGAGTCTGCAAGATCATATGAAGTTGCTGGTCAGTTGATTAAACACGTTGCTGATACTGCTGATAAGTTAATGGATCTTCAGAAGAAGGTCAAGGATATTGAAGAAGTAGATACTAAACAAACTACTCAAGTAACTAATAACTCATTGTTTGTAGGAAGTACTGCTGAATTACAGAAGATGCTTAAACAGACCATGAAGGATTCTAAATAATCAAGGAGACCTGCGTTCTGCTATGAAATCTTATAGACATTTAAGAGAAGAAAATTGGAAGAGATTGAATAAGTATGGCGCAACTTATTCTATAACTTTCATTTTCAGAGGACAGACTAAGTTCATTCAGATGTTCTTCCCTCAGAGATCTAGACCTCTTAAGAGAGATGTTCAGTCTGAGTTGGAAAAGGTATATCCAGGCGGTAAGGTAATATATTTCTGTCCTTCTGATAAAGATCCGACTAAACCTTTACTTGTAATTGATCCCTGATGGCTAAAGAATCTGATAATGTATATCTTGGTAACCCGAATCTAAAGAAAGCCAATACACCGATCAGCTTTACTAAGAAGCAGGTTGCTGAGTATCTTAAGTGTAAAGATGATCCAGTATATTTTACTGAGAAGTTTATAAAGATTATCAACTTGGATGAGGGTCTTGTCCCATTTGACATGTATCCCTTTCAGAGGAAATTAATCCATAATTTCCATACAAGTAGATTTAATATATGTAAGATGCCTCGACAGTCTGGTAAGTCAACGACTGTGGTATCTTACCTTTTACATTATGCATTGTTCAATGATAGTGTAACTATTGGTATTCTTGCAAACAAAGCCCAGACTGCAAGAGATTTGTTAGGTAGACTCCAAATTGCATATGAGGCATTACCCAAGTGGATGCAACAGGGTATTATTGCATGGAACAAAGGTTCTATGGAGTTGGAAAATAAGTCCAAGATCATTGCCGCATCTACCTCTGCATCCGCTGTTCGGGGTATGTCATTCAACATTATATTCTTGGACGAATTTGCGTTCATTC